TTCATCTAAATCATCGTCCTCGTCTTTATTGTCGCGAACCATTTTCTTTTTATTTGCTTCTTTTTCTGATGCCACTGCATCTTCATCATCCGAAGTTGGGTCTTCCTTGCCTGTTGCGTCTTCTGTATCAGATTCCCAATTGGAATCGATATAATCGAAAAATTCTTTCTTCTGCTCGCCTTCTAGTTCTTCTGGGTCACTTACTCCGAACTTCTTTAAGGCCGCACGGAAGAATTTTTCATACTCTGGGCCATCTTTGTCCCCTTCGGACAAATCTAAGAATCGACTGCCGTAAGTAGTCGATGAAATATAAGTCCTAAGTTCTGCAAGATGCTCTCCCATCTTTTGGTATAGTAAAATTTCTGTTTCTGCTTTGGCCTCAGAAAGATTATTTTCTAAAATTTGGTTTATAATGTTTTCTGATATCATTCTTGCGTTTCCTTGGTATCTGTTATTTTAGTATCACAAAAATCTAAAATTCTATAGAATTCTTCGGCCGAATCCTCTAAAATACTTCTCATCTCAATTTGATTGTCAGCATTTAGTTTATCGTGAATTTTAATGATACTATTTGCATTTTCTGGCAATATATGTATATAACTATTATCTTTGAAGGTGTATTCAACGGATTCATTAAGTTTATATGCATCTTTAAGTGCAGAAATAACACTTTCTTTTACTGCTTTCATCTCATTAGCAAGCATTCTAACCATATCTACTACATTTTTATCTTTAATATTAGAAACAACTACACTGCTTCCAGAAACCTTGATGCCATTTTTCTTAACACCCATACTCATCACTGACTTAGCAAAGATTTTTGCATCGGATGCACCTTTAAATTTAAATTTCAATTCTGACATCCCACCCACACGAATACCACTACCAGTTACTCGTTCATCAATGGTATTGTCAGGATAACCCAGTATGTCAGTAGCAACATCAATATTTTTATCGATAATAGAATCACTTAATCTATCTTTTATCTCATTTTGAAATGCATCAGCAAATGCTTCTCTATCTTTGCTTATAATTGATGAAATCATGTCATTTAAATTACTGTCTTCCATTAGTATTATCCTTCTTCTTCTTCTTCAGGTGGTTCAATAGCACTTTCTTTTTCTATTTGTTCGTCAATTAGTTTCATTTCTTCTTCATTTTGACGAAGAATATTCTTACGAACCCATGCAGTAGAGTAATATTTACCTATGTATTCATCTAGTTGAGTTAATATGTCTACTCTTTCTTTTAATATTTCAGTTTCTTTGAGTTCTGTGAAGTATGAATCCTTATTAAACTCAAATCTAACATCAACAATGATACTATTCCAATCTTCTTCTGACATAATACCTTTTGTAATGGCCTGCACTCTCAAAAGTTGAAGGAATAAGTCAGTAAATCTTGCTCTAATTTTTTCAATAAATTTGAAGAACTTTACTTCATCTCTTGTGATTTCTGCGCTTCTTCCCATATTAAAACCGCTGTCAGACTCCATTCGGGAAGTAGGAACATTTAATGAACGATATACTTTCTTTAATAGGTAATCCACATCTTCCATTTCACCAAGATTTTGTCCACCGTCAAGTGTGGTAATCTCTGTTCCTCTACCACCTTCTTTTCTTGGCAACCAAAAGTCCTCTAACATATGCATATGGTCACGACCATCTGTAACTTGTCCAGTTGAAGAATCATAAGTAATCTTATTTCTATATCGATTCATAATACTTTTAATATATTGCTCTGCCTTTTGTTTAGGAAGATTACCGACATCAATATAGAATATTCTTCGTTCTGGCGCGCGAGAGATTCGATAAATTACAACTGCATCTTCAATTTGGCGAAGCATGTTAAGTGGTCTAATTGCTTTCTGTAAATATCCAACAACTCGTTTAGTGTTAGAATCTACAATACCAGAATGTACATAACAAATTGAATCAGTAGAAATTTTAATACCACTTGTCGGTGTTGGATACATTGAATTTTTATCTGTGTCTGTATAGACATAAAATTCTTCTACCTTCTTAATGAAGGGAATAGATTGCGGCCCTGCCAACCTTCTATCCTTTTCAATCTTTCGGATTTTCTTAATCTTGATTGGGTCAATAGGACGAATTTCTTGAATACCCTTCGTTGGGGTTTTAGTATCTAATAAAATATGATAGTATAGTTTACTGTCAATATACCACCTTCTGAATATATCATATCCTCTATTATGAAACTTTAGAAGTTTTAATATATTATCATATTCGTTGTATAGTTTATTTTTAATATTGTCTGACAAATCTACCATTTCTAAATCAAGTTTAATGGGTTTCCTGTCGTCATTCATCACAATTGATTCATTTATAATATCTTCAACTGCTTGATCCACTTCTGGAAATAATGCCATGTTTCTGAATTGAGAAATGAGTTGGTTTTCATTACGAACAGAACCAGCGAAGTCTACTACTGTACCGAAGACGCCACCAGCATCTATTGTAAATGCACCATCATATTGGTCTGGACTAACAAAGGTCTTTTGGGTAGTGCTACTTGGTGTAACTACATCACCATCCTCTGTTACTTTTTTCTTTCCTATATTGAATCCAAAAATTTCTACTGGCATAATATAAAATCCTTATATAAGTTTAATTCGATTATCTATACCTTATATATGTGATTATTTAATGCCTTGATGCGCTGTTGCTTGGTCTAGTGTAATATAATCATATGCTAACGTGACTGTATATTCTGTTAGAATGTCACTAGAGTCATATGTTAAATCAATCGCGCCCACTTGAACAGGCCAACACTTATGTAAAGAAACAGTCCGAACAACATCACCTTCTATAGATAATTGACTAACATTCCAGTCAGTAAATAAGGAGGTATTTGAAAAATCTAATCCACCAGCCGCATTAGTTGCCACCGAGTCTGGAGTATTTTCTTTATGTTTATTAAATGCGGCGTTCCATTCCTCAAAAAGTCTTCTAAAATTTTGAGGCTCATTAAAAGAATCTAAAATACTAAAAGTCCATTCACTATAAGTTCTATCACCCGGTATTTTAACCGCCCTTCCGCGGAACGGAACAGTAATAATACCCAATTGAGATTCTGGCATCTGCCCCGCCTTAACTACAATATTATCAATTGGGGTTGGGGTGTTAGTTAAATTTCCAACTTGTCCAGTTATCACAAATCTATTTGGTCGACTTCCCCCATCAAAATTACTTTTGAATGCTGAAATGTCCATATTAACATCTGTCATTATTATTACTCCTTGTTCTTATATTATGATAATATTTCTATTATGATAATTGGTCTTCTGTGTTTTTATTAGTAAATCGGATTTGAATAAAGTTAATCGATTTAGCAGGTTTAATGTAAATATCAGCAACAAACTGATTTGAATCTATAATAGAAGAAGTGTTGTTTGTTTCGTCACATACAACCCTATAGTCATATATGCCCCTTCTAGCACTAATATTTTCAAGAACAGGTGTTACTGCGTTAATGAAAGATGTTCTAGTTTCCCAATCATTCAATTCAAACAAAAGACTTCTTGCTGAAGCACCAATTGTTTTCTTGAGGTAGATGAACAATCGTGAAACATTAATTCTACTCAGTGTGCTAGTTTCACTACCAAGAGTTTTATCTCCAAACAATACTGTACCTTCACCCGGATATGTTACGACTGGATTGATTTTTAAATCATACATCGTGTCCATTTGTTGTTCTGTTGGATTGTCAATAAGACGGACTACATCGAGAATTTGACCTCGTTTAAATCCAGCGGGCGACCACCACGAATCTGCTATTCTATCAGTTCTTGCCATACATCCTGCAACATCTGGTGCAAGGTGAGAAGTAATCAAATCATCAAGACTATCATTACGCAAACCTCTAGAAATATCAAGGTGCTTTTTGTTGCCGTAAACGGAAACATTAAATTCGTCTGAGATTACTCCATCAGCAAGGGCTGGATTTCCTACGTCACCCTCTGCTGTTGTAACAGCAATACAGTCCATTCGTGTGGTTGCAATACTTGTCGCGGCCGCATTGGCAGCGGAAGTTGTTGCACCTGCAAATACTAAATCTAGTGGAATTGAAGTATTATGTAACGGTGTTGATGAATTCGTCATTGTTAAATAATCTATACTACCAGTTCCACCGACAATCAACACACCACCATATTGTAGATAGTTGTGTGCAGACCACCATTCAGTTCTCCATGCACCAGTAGGTCCTAACGGCCATCTTGCGTATGTACCACCTGCAAAGAAGTTACCACCAGTTTGCTTGATTGTTCCACCACTATAACCGTTAATAAGTGATTGGTAAAATGGTCTTTCTGTCAAATCATCCCCTGTAATCGCACCATCTATTGCAACACCTTGATTATAATGTTTGTTCTGACCCGATAGTGTTTCTTTACTGTTTAATCTTGCAATTAGGTCATTTAAACTGCCGACTTGCATTACACCACTCTTTACTTCAGCAGTAGTTCCCATTGCTTGAATTAATCCACCGTGGGAAATCATTCCCGCAACTGTGAATGAACCACGTTCTGTGTTTGGTACTATAAAACTATCGTCATTAACGACAACTGTTATGTTTGGTCTTGCCATTTCTTCATATCTCCTCTTTAATCGAAGTATTTTTAAAATAAAGAATATGTTTATATTCTAAAAGTTTATACTTTTTACATCATTATATATGATTTTTTCATTTTGGAAGGTTTGGTTAATAATTAAACCACCTATCCTCACCATCCCACTCACCTTCATCTGGGTTATCGGTAATAAACCCAAACGGCATTAATTCATCCTCAATATCTCTAATTTTTTCTTCATATATTTGCGTTCTGATGTCTGCATCTGTTAATGATTTGAAATATTCTTGTCTTGTCATCCATGCAAATAACACCAAAGACATAACCAAGTCGTCTGTATGTCCATCATCTGCGGCAAAAGAATTCTTCTTTGCGACAAATGTAATTAATTCGTTTACAATATCGACATCTTCTACAACGAGTTTGTCTTCTTCTATTAGACTCTTTAGAATAGAGCATCCAAGTTTTTTAACTGGCATAGTTGTTCTAACACCCAACTGAGAACTTGAACGGCCACCACCAAATCCACCATTCATCACCTGCCCTGCTCTACCCTTGTAGGTTGTCATCATTACGTTCTCATATTCTAAATCTTGGTGTAGAATATCAGCAACTTGTCCACCGATATCATTTATTTCTACCAAAACTCCCGCTGTATTGTATTTTGTTGCAACTGCTCGAATAACGGTTGGATATACCATAGGAGAAATTGTATTATTCCTGTATCTTGCAACTATCTTATATGGCATGTCAGTCGCATCAATCACCACAAAGGCACTATAATCCTTTCCTTGACCACGAGAAGTATCTACTGTGATGAAATAATCTCTGTCTTCTTTGGGTTCTTCATAAATCCATAAACCGTCTGCATCTTTCGTCTTGGGAGTAGACCAATTCAATGTTCTTAATTTAGCAGAAGAAATTAATGTATTTTGACTACCAACGAAATCACACTCGAATTCTTGCTGGAACTGTTGCTCGTTTGTATTGGCAATTGTATCTTCTTTCCATCGTTCATCCCGCAATGGCCCACCAGGATATTGCGGCACCTGATTCCAATGCACTTCGATTGGAAGGTAATCATTCTTTCCGTCTTCACCCAGTTTCTTCGTTGCACCCTTCCAATAATAATAAAACATATTCAAACCGTTGGGTGTTGAAATCATAATCACCTTAGTTTCTTTACCTGCGGAGATTGTAGGATATACTGAATTGAAGAATTCTTCTGCAATTCCAGTAGGAACATGTGCAAATTCATCAAGCAGTAGGCAGTTATATGAACCACCACGAATCGCACTAGAGGATGTAGAAGCGGCAATAATCCTTGAACCATTTTCAAGTTTAATGGATGCTTTATTCCATTCTACTATTCCTTGTTGTAACCAAAGTGGCAAATATTCATAAGTGAGTTGTAACCTACTAAGAATATCTTTAGATACAGATTGCTTATTTGCAAGAATAGCCACATTCATATTCTGATTAAACAGAATGTAATGCAACAGATATGCAACCATTGTTGTAGATTTACCCGACTGACGAGGAAGTTTTGCAATGACAAAACGATTATTGTGTACCGCGTGTATCATGTCTTCTTGAAAGTCATACATTTTAAAGGGGACAAGTCCCACATCCAAAGATACAACTTTAATATATTTTTCAATAAAGTAAACGGGATCGTTGGCACATTTCATATATTCCTTCACCTGTTCTTCGGTGAATTGAATATTAATACCGGCCTCTTTGAGGTTTACATTTCCTAAATAACCTTTTTGTTTAAGAACCATCGCCAAAATCCGTGTCAATAATATCTTCAGTGATTGCTTTTGTTCGACTTCGTTCAGAATTTATTAAGTCCTGCAAGTCACTGGTTGAACCAACATAAATTGATTGGTTGGTTGTGTTGTTGATATTAATTTCTTCTTTGTTAATCTCTTTGACTTTCTTATGCAAGTCTATCAAGTCTTTGTTCACTTCTGAAACTGTTTTAATCATCTGTGCGGCCACTTCATATGCTCTTGGAGCATCACCCTGAGTCGCGACATTTAAAATTCCATTAATTGCATCCTCACCCTGCTTGATGAGTTCTTTCATATTCTTGCGAACCAACCAATAATCTTTTTCGCTGTCAATTGCAACCACCTCAATTTCTTTGGCATGGAGTGGTATTGTTTTTGCTAGTTCTTTTGGTTTAGTTTCAAATTCTACATTTAATGCTTCAGAAAGTTTTTCGTCCACTGTCTTTTTTTTATTCATAATAATATTCACCATAAATTTGATTACCTGCTGTATAACCTTCACCAGTATATCCACCAGTGATTCCAATTCGTAAATCGTGTGCGTCAGAGTCCACAGGATAGTTGAATTTTTCTTCGCTTCCGAATATATCAATTTCGGATTGAAGAATAATCTTACCTGTCTTTGCTGGACCATATATGTATGTTTTTGTAGTAAAATCAAAACTTGTTGTTATGCTTCTTCTTGTATCAAAATCACCTTCATAATCTTCAACATTCGACACGCCATTCAAAATGATAGGCACATCTACCTTTTTGTTTATATCATTCATATTATATGAAATAACAAATTCTGGATTAAAATAGGGCAGGATTTGTTCTATAATTTGAAGATTATCATCTTGATTTCTGGTAAAGGTATATAAACCAAAGGTTACTAGGTATGGAACTTCATTGTAATTCCAAGAAGCACTTAATCCGTCTGTTGTAATTTTTCGTCTTCGGAGTTTATTGGTTTTCCTTGAGTTGTCGTAAGAAAATCCAGTGATTTCAAATCCAATTCGAGGTAATGTAATTTGAACTTTTGATGTATTGGATATACTACTACTTTCTTGAATTCTTCTTATAAATTTTTCTTTTGGACCATATGACAGAGGAACACGAATTGTTTCCTTGGTCGTTCCATCTGCGTTCTTCCTGACAATTCTAATGTCATTGAACAGAGAACCGAATCCGATTACTAATTTTCTTAAAGATTCATTGTAGAATTGTGTAAACATAAATTAATAATTTCCCTCACTGAAAGGATCAGTTTCACTAAAGTCTAAGATGTCGTCCTTATCTCGTATTAGTTCTATATCTTCACCATCCCCACTCGGTTTGTTATCCACAGGTTCTTGAGGAACTATTAGTGTAGTTGTTGTTGAACTATTTAGTTCATACTCTGCACTAGAATCTTTACCTTTAACAGTTTCATTGCCTGCAGTTGAAAGTGTTCCTACAATATTTGTAACTGTTAGTTTTGTTGTTCCTGCATCCCAATCTGTAACCAATGCGGTGGCGGTTGCGTTTGCAAATGCCGCGCCTGTTGAACCAAGAACTTGGAAGATTGTTTCACCTTCAAAGTAATTAACATAGGTATCTGAACTTATTCGTGTTCCTAACTCCAATTCAATTGCAAATACCTTTCTTTCATCTTCAACTTTATCAATATCACTAAACCCTGTATCGATGTCTTCTTCACTATATGTGAATACCTCACATGATAGTTTATATGTAAAGAGTTTACCTAAAGCATAGAAAGGGTTTTCGTGTTCTACAAAGTTTATTTCAAATAAAGTTTGACTTAACGGAAAGAAAATTAAATCTCCTTCTTTCGGCCGTGTAGCATTTTCATAAGAACCAACTGCTTCCTCGAATCGTTTTCTAGAAACAACCAATTCAACTTTATCTTTAATTTGAATACCATATTTCGCAAGAATATCTCCCTCACCTTCAAATCCGTCAACGGATTGAATATACATTTCAATTTCATATCCATCATCAAATTTAGAGATAGTATCTTCCCCAAACAACTTATCTTCATTCATAAGTGTTCTTGGAATATAGACCATATCCTTTCCCATTGTTTTAATTATTTCAATGGTGAGGTCTTCTACGACATCTTGTTCGCCGTTATACTCTTTAAAGTAGGGATTCCGAGCCATTTATTAACCCTTCATAAAGTCAATTGGAACTTCGTATGTGAGTTTCAATTCTTCTTCAATTGCAACGACTTCTTCTTTTGCTTCTGCCATTATTTCAGCACCTCTCATTTGAACACCGCCTGGTAGTTGCACCCCTTCAAATTTGGACATGTTTTGTCCCCATTGTTGTTTAATAAGTGCAGTTATATACTTTTTTAACCAGATATCATCAAATATTTCTGAAAATTCCACAGAAGATAGTTTTACAAACGCTTCAATGAGTAAATTTTTCCCCACTGCTAGTTCTACTGACCAATTCATGTCAAGACTGATTCGATTTGTAATTTTACTGAATTTTACTGTGTGTTCTGGTTGAAAAAAGTCCTGAATCATGCTGATATATCGTTTTGTAGAGTCATATCTTGCTAGACCTTGCGAAGAATTGAACCCCAACCCCCGATTTATACCAAAATAGTCCATAAGTGCCATTTGATAACGAACATCAAACATGTTGATGTTTGCAAACTCTCCAAACTGAAAAACTCGGACTACACTCAGAATATCTTTATCCGAAACCTTACTGGTTGTTCCAATTGGCGCGCCCAATGAGTTTGTATTGATGTATTTGTTATCAATATCATCCTGAGTCACCGTATATACGAACAATTCCCTTTCAGAACCGTCAAAGTGACGTTCTGCAAATAATTCTAAGGCCTCATCCAACCTATCCTCGCATTGCTGTCTATCAACATTAATTTCGATGACAGGAGAACCCAATTTTCTTAAAGAATAATCTATAAGTTCATCTCTAGACTTTAAACTTGACATAAAAACTCCTATATTACTAATATGTATAATAATATAGGAGTTAATGTTTGGTGCGTTGGTAGATTTATTCTTCTTCTGGTACTGGGCCTGTTTTTTCTTCTTCTTTTGGGTCTTCTACATATTCCCCAATTTTTACTTCAACATCTTGCAGGGAATCGTAATCGATATTTTCAATATA